TGTTACGCCAACCAGCAGCTTCATCCCTCAATTCCTTCACATAATCAGCCGAGAAACCTGTTCCCGAACCATTCTGTGCGCCTTCACTCATCCTTAACTCCTTTTATACTACAGCTCTTCTGTAGATTCTTGTTCTGATTGCTCACCAGGGGCAACCTCTTCTTCATCTTCTATTACACTAGCATCTGGTTCTTGGTTGTCAACTTTCTCACCATTAGGATCCTCTTCGCTTACGCTAGCTGATTTAAGGGAGTCATTGAATTCCTTGTTGGCCAGAATGATTTGCTCTGCCTCTTCAATGCTAAGCTCTGCTTTGCGACGCATGAGTTCGTCTGCGGGGGTCTTGATGTTGAATTGGATATCCTGTAACAGGTCATCATCTTCTGCAAGCAGGGGGAGAATAGCGTCTTTAACGTATTCAACTTTAACTGCATTGAGTAGTGGTAATCCAACTACAGCAAGGATGGTGTTCGCCAGTTCAAGCTCATAGACTTGGAAGCGGGTGCTCTTCTCTTGGAATACCTGCAGCAATGGGAACCAACGAACCATAAGCTCTCTGCCACTCTTGGCCTCACCACCACCTACTACTGCAATCTTGGGTACACCAGTTGACTCGTAGGCCTTCTCTTCTAACCAAGCAATGAATGCTAAAGTATCAGATAATTTAGGGTTAGTGTTTAGTGTCATAGCTGCTGCGCCCGCAGGTAAGCACAACGCTCTTCCTGGATGTATAGAAATCCGACTATCGCCAGACATGCCAGATATGGCAACTGGTGTGAATCCTTGGAACTTAATCACATATGCAAAGTCTGTAATCAACGCATTAAGGGATTGGTTTAGTAAGCGCAATCCTCTGGCAGGAGCATGACCGAAGTATTGGTCATATACCTCTTCGCCCTTAATATTAGCGAAGGGGATAAAGCCTAGCTCGTTGGTTTCAGAACCCATAAGGACATTGCCCTCGTATTCAAATACCGTTTCTTTAGTCCATATCTGTTGCTTCAACACGCGTTCTACGTCAAGATTACTATTCACTATACGATCAACCTGTTTTACAATACTAAGGGCATCTAACTCTTGGGGATCATCTTCACTGGCTAATGCAGTACAAGAAGAACCGTCGTACATACGCAGTTGAATACCATTATCCCATTCTTCATTTACCACTGGGGTAATGAGAGCAGAACCGGTAAGCTCTGAATAGAGGTCAGCTTGGAGCATAAGCTGGTTGATATTGTTCTCCTCATAAACAGCCTCAAGAAACGCAGCAGATTGACTAGGGCCATCAAAGATGCGGTTAGGGGCATGGGAGTATAAGAGCGATGCTCGCTTGCGCACAATCGGTTTTAGGATGTTTAACACATATGGTGTCTGGTCATCGTTATACAGACTGATGGTCTGCTCTTGTTTGTCGTAGTAGTAATCCTTGTTGAGGTCCATCTCGTCACGACGGTCTTTGTCCTCAGCACTGAAGTTCTGTGTTAATGCTCTGCCAATTAGATTAGCGGGCAAATTCCCAACGCTATTCATTGCCATTGATTTTCTCCTTGCATGAGGAACAGATATTGTCTCGACCTCTAGTGTAAAACTTATTGCCACAATTACAACATCGTACCCAATGCTTCGTCTTAGACTCTTGCTTTTGAGTGAGATACTGTTCTTGAGGTACCATGTTACCAACATACTTGGCGTGGTCAAAACGGTTAACCATAAAGTAACGCAGTGCATCACAGGCATGGTCATTGAGGCCATCTTTCAAAGGCTCTTCATCTACAAGTGATGATGACATTCTCTTTGGTGCATATGTGTAACCGTATATGCTTCTGATTAGCTCAGGGCACGTAGGGCCAACAATGTGCAGTCGTCTATGGCCAAAGCTGTTCTTGATATAGCTTCTCACTAGAGCCAATCCTGGAGCTATACGGGTGCCTTTGTTTATCACATTATAGCCACCCTTTTGTCGAAGGTAATCAACCGGCGATATACCGCTAGTCAATTCCTCTGCGTTACCTGCGGGGTCTGTTGCAATAAAGGTTACGTCTGAGGATGATAGCTTATAGTGCCATAGCTTAGCATTAATCTTGTTAGTCATATCTTCCATTGACAAACGTGACTCGTATATCTCATCGAACACTATGACATTGCCGTCAGGGTCTACAGCTGAGAAGACTATAGCTGAGGGATTAGCGAACCCAAAGTCAATGCCTATAAAGTAACTGTAGCGTCTTGTTGGAGTGAATGATTGGATAACGTTCTCTTCTGTGAAGTCATCGTAAACCATACCAGCTTTAGTGACGAACTCTGCTAGATACTCTTGACGAAAGTCATTGCTACTTAATTCATTCTGTGCTGCGATGAGGTCGTCTTCCGATATCAATGGATTAACAGACGTAGGCCATATGTACACACCCCATAGGTGAGCTAAGTCTGGCCGCTTTGCATAGGAGTATTGTTCATAGAACCAATTGCGCCCGTTAGCGCTAGACAATAGTATTGCTTTACCTTGCTTATCACTGAGAGCAGGGCGTAGTATTTTGCGCCACACATCAGGGTGTTGGAAAGCCGCTTCGTCTACAACTACAAAGTCTAATCCACGGCCACGCAATGAGTCTTGTGCATCACTTCCCTTGAAGTAAACTCTACTGCCATTCTTAAAGGTAATACGCAAGTCTACTAGCGATACAGATTTAATAGCTGGTTCTAAATAGTCTTGGAAGTCAAGGAAATGTTGCCAACCAATCTCTTTAGCATCTCTGTACGTTGTAGCAACCCACCAACATAATTGGAAAGGTTTCTTTAACGCATGCGCTATCATGTCATGGAATGCGCTAAACGTCTTACCTGCGCGTCTTCCTGCTACAAGTAATCTAAAGCGTCTCTTGTCTAGATGTACCTCTGCCTGATGAGGGAATGGCTCATAGGGTATTGTTATTTGCATAGCTGCATTATGTTCCATTGAATACAAGCCAGCTCTAACTTAGCCCTATCCAATGATTCTCCGAAGAGAGTATTCATTGCATTGATGATGTTAGCTCTAATTACCTTTAGGTCGTGAACTGTATAGCCTTGGTACTTTGTGTTGTTCATGATGTATTTGATAAACAGATTAGTGTCCTTCATCTTCGTCATCCTCCTCTTCTGTGCCCCATGTGAATGTGATAGTAGTTGCGTTAGAAGACATCTTCTCTTCAATACGATCAAGATGTTCTAGGAGAAGTTTCATATGGCCAATAGATCCTTCAACAGACTTATCTGTGAGCTTAGCGTAGATTGCTGGTAGGTGAGCACGAATGTTCTGCCTACACTCAAAGAGAACAGCATCAATGAAACCAGGTAGCTTCTGCCACTGTGTGATAGTAGATGGCGCCACTTCACAGGCTTTGGCTATCTCTACGTTAGTGAGAACTCCGGAGGATAAAAGCTCTACAGCTAACCGTTGTTTCACGTTCAAGCTCTCGTAAAGCTTGTTTCGTTCCCTTTCTGAAGCTTTTAGATATTTATCTTTGGCCATATGAATCTCCTTAATGTATATTACCACAAACTAAATTAATTGCAATTTAAATCTCTATAAATCTTATGTGCTCTGCGATATAGGCTAACAATGCTTCTGCCTTCTCCTGGTCTTTCATACGTTCAGCGAAACCTTCTCTCATCTCAACGTTACCCACTAACCTGTTACATCCACAACATAATAGCTTTCGTATATTTCCAGTTGAATGATCATGGTCTATACACAATGCTGTTATTTTCCCAGTGCGAGTATCAACTCTTCGCTCTTCCCGGCCACAGATGTAACATTTGTTATCTTGTTCAATGAGCATGTTCTGGTATTCCTCTTCAGTGATTCTCCACTGCTTACACTTAATGATGTCTTTGCGCTCGGCTTTGTAAGCTAACAATCTCTCTCTGTTCCGCTGTTGATATTCCTTCATCTTGAGGAGTTTCTTCTCTCGGGTCTTGTAATAGTTCTTCTTGGAATATTCACGATGTTTAGCTTTTTGCTCTTCTGTTCTCATAATCACTAGGCCTCCCTGCCATATTTAAAGTATAACACAGGGATCTCAGACGTCAACTTTCTCTGATATATGATAGGGCTCATATCTGGAGTAGTCATTCTTCCAGACAAGTGTTCTTCAACTTCTTGTCTCTCTTAGAGCTTATAAGTTTATACCACTAATCTAATTCTAAACTACTATCTCTGTACCCGAGAGTTCCTGTCTTCTACTTCTAAGTCACTCTCGGGATATCACTGAGGTTTAGGATTTGTACTGAGGAGGTAAGGGGTATCTTCTCTTATCTCTCAGTACATTGGTCTCTAAAGTTTTAGTAGTACGCTCACGCTGATCAGTGGTAGTAACTGGTTAGCTATAATGT